TTTCTTAAATTGTATGCACTTTTTATTAATGCAAACAAAAGCCTTATTTATTAATTCTAATTTTTCCATACAGGAATGGCATTTTATATTCATAATTGTAAATGAGTTAAATTACTTAACTTGCATTCCCTTAAGTATGATTGCTTGTCTAAGAGCTTTCACTTCAGCTTTTAGATGTTTTATTTCTGTAGATAGAATATCCATAATATCCTCCTGATTCTTAGAAACTTGAGAAATATTTGCAACATGATCTTTAGCTTTGTTTGAAACTATTGTGCCATCATAATCAATATAAGTAACTGATACTTCCTCTCCAGATAGTATTGCATCTCTTATAGGTGGATAGATTTCCTTATAAGCTGTTGTAGAGCTTCCAATAAAATTATCCTGTGATGTTTTACCAACTAGCAGACATCCTGCTGTGTCATCATCATCATTACCTATGTGCCATAAAATGTATTCAAAGTTTGGCACTTCATTAACATAGATCATTCCTTTATGGAACTCTGCACCAAATTTAGCTAAATATCTTGAATGAAAGCCACCCTCAGCTCTTAGAGTTAATTTATATGTACCTGCAGGGATTCTTGTTTCTCCCCATTTTTTTGTTGTTCTAGCTTCATCCTCTAATGTGTAACAAAGAAAAGATCTTACATTGTCTGTTACATCAAACAATAGCCCTGTAGTGAAGTCATCTGAGCTATTAAATCTTAATACTTCTAGTTTCATTATTTACCTTATAACTCTTATATTACTCCATTTTTCATTTCCACCAATTATAAGAGTAAGAACTCCTGCAGAGTTTCTGCCTCCATTTGTATTATCAAACCATTCAGAGCCACTATCTAAGCTAGGAGCTTGTAATATTAATCTTTTGCCATCTGATTCATAAGCTGAAAAGAAGTGATAATGCCCCATAAGTAACAGATCTGAATCTGCTATTTCTGATCTAGCCAAAGATTGATTAGCTAACCAAGTTCTTGCTTTTGCTTGTGGATTGCCTCCACCTCTCATCTGATGCCCATGAACAAGAGTTACTACTGTATCTGATATATCTAAGGTAATACTTAGACTATCTGGCATAATAAAGTCTATTTTATCCTTATATGCAGGAGCTTCTTTAAATATCTCTGCTAGTTCCTCTCCAAGCATAATATCCCTGTTATCAGAGAAAGTTGTAAAGCTCTTACCTGAGTTTCTAGGCTCTCCATGATTACCTGCAATAAAACTTACTACAGTTTTATCAAACATAGGTACAAGCTCTTTAAGAGCTGTATAAGCCATTCTCCTAGCTACTTTCTGCTGTTGTCTATAATCTAGCTCTACTGTAAATTCTTGTTGAGCATAAAAGCCTGTGCAACCCTCTACAATATCTCCTAAACCTGCAATAAATAACTGATCTATAGTTTCTGATTTTCTTAATGTTTTTATCTGTTCTTTTATCTTAGGAATAGCATCCATCCATCTTTCTATTGTTTGTTCTGTTCCCTCTTTACCTATTTGCCAATCAGATAAAGCTATACAAAATGTTTTACTGTTCTTTGTAGGCTTTTTCTTAGGAGTTGGCTTCTTTTTCTTAGCTTGATTTAGCAGCTTCTTAAAGTCCTCATCAGGCATATAAGCCTTATTAGATACAATCTTTGCTTTAAAATAATAAAGTCTTTGTGGAGGATTACCTGCCATATCCCAGAATCTGATCTCTGCTGTGTCCTCTAAAACTCTATAATTCTTTGCATCTGCACCAAAATAGCTCTCTAATTGCTCTTTCCAATCTATTTTGTTCTCTTTTTGTGGCTCAGATACTATTTCTCCAGACTTTGTTTGCTGTGAATAAGATACACTAGGATTAAAACCTTTAGGATGTTCTATTTTCTTTTTAGTTTTTCTAGGATCTCTATCCTGTACAGTTTCTGCAAACTTCTTTAGATTATTTGATTCTGCCATCTCTATAATCCTTAAAGTATCTCCTTACTGTGTTGTAATTGAGATGTTTGAACTGCTTATAATGATCTACAAGATATTGTGCAGCTATAGTGTCTGATAAATACTCTTTTTCAGCTTCCTCTGCCACTTTAAGGAATATTGCTTTTGCTTCTGGATTATCTAATATAAATCTAGTTGCAGCAAATTGCCCTGTTGGTCTTTTGCCCTGCTGTTCTGAGTATTGAGTTAATGATTTCATTATTCAACCTCCTATAAGTCTAGGATAGTTAAATACTAAGACAAATTTATGGAGATTCTGGCTTTGGATGAGCTTCTTTAATTGGCTGTATTATGTCTGTTTTCCAAGCCTCTAAGCCATTGTGATAAATGTAGTCTAATTGTTCTCCATAACTAGGATATTCAGCTAATCTTGCCTCTTTATAGCCATTTTCTTGCTTATCAAACTTTGAATTAGCACAATCTACAACCATTTGCTCAAAATCATCATCAGTTATAGGTAATCTTTCATTATTAACTTGTTTAAAGATCCCATCTCCATCTCTTAGAGCTTGAAGTTCTGATCTACACTCTGCTTGAAATTCCTCTAATGTTGCCATATCTCTCCTATCTTACTATATATTTCTTATACTTACTTCTTTAAACCATATAATGTGAATTCACCACTTGTAAAATTAGTTGCACCTGTTTGACAAATAATTTGTACACCATCTACTTGACTACTAGAGGTAAAAACTCCACCTCCCTGACCACCAATTAATAATGCAGATGTTCCTAACTGTATTTGTTCAACTGTAAAAAATGTATATTCTGATGAGTTGTAAGCATTAAATATATAGATAATTGCACTTCCTTGTTCCCCTGTGTCATTACCTACAGAAGTAGATAAATCTAATTCAGTATCATTTGTTGATGAGGCATTGTTAAAAGTAGTATCTGCTCTCAGTCTTTTATAAGCATAATCATAATTTGCAGTTGTGTTAGGTGTGCCACTTTCAGTAACTCTAAGTTTATAATCATTACCATCTGTTTCAGGAATAACATTATTAATTTTTAGCATATACACATCATAAGTGCTATCAATACCTGTTAAAGTTACACTTGCTACTGCTGATGTAATTGTTGTTTCTGCTATTTTTATAAGTGATCCTGCCATTATTTAACTCCTAATTACTAGCCAATCCATATACTGATACTGTAAGACTATCCATAACATTTGTTCCATTAGATAATAAATTTATACCTGTTATTGTTTGTGCAGTATGTTCTACACCAATTCCTTTTCTACCTACATTAACTGTTCCAAATACTGAACTTTGCCATTTAACAAATGTATAGCTTGAACTGTCATTTGGATTGAAAACATTTAAAGTTGCACTAGTTCCATAATCAGAAATGTTTAAATATAAAAATCTTTGAAATTGACTTGCACTTTCACTTCTATCCTCTGCATAATCATAAGTGCTTGTTGTAACAACACCACTACTGTTCATTAGTCTTAAATATATTTCATTACTTTGTGTTGAAGCACTACCACCAAAAAACTCTAATTGGTAAACATCATATTTACTGCTAAATATATTATCTACATCAAAAGAACTAACTGAACTTGCAGTAACTTTTGTGATTAATTCTAAATTACCTACTGCCATAATCTAACTTTCTGCAATTCCATATAGAGATATGTTCATATTTTCAATATTTCCAGAAGTTGCATTTACTCTTATTGCATTATGTGTTGTAGCAGTTGGTAAAACACCACTTCCAAACCAACTATCTAAATCAACAGTACTTCTTGAAATTGCTTGAAATGTAGAAAAACTATACTTACTACTGTCTAATAAGTTATATAAATAAGCATATCCATTACCAACTTCATTAGCAGAAGTGCCACTACTTCCTAAAATTGAAACATAACTTGTATTAGTAGATTTACCTTCTTGTGCAAAACCTGTTCCACCTGATATATAGTTTCTTTGTCTTGCATAATGATAACCTGTTGTAACAAAAGAACTACCACCATCACTTGATAATTGCACTCTTGTAAATGCACCATCTGTAGCTAAATCAACATTTGATTGTGCTATAAAATGCACATTGTAGTTTCCTAAATTTGTAAAATCTACATTTGCAGTAGATGAAGTTATTGTTTGAGTTTCAATTAATTCTAATTTACCTAAATCTGCAACTCCACCTAGAAGTCCAAATCTACTTGCACCTAATGGCATATTGAACTCCTAACTAAAATTCTGTAGTGCATTAAGTAATGGTGTGCCTGCATCTAAAAACAAAAATGTTACTAAGTCTATTGCACCACTACCTGTTGACATTGTGTACCCTGCTCCACCTGCTGTTTTTGCAGTAACATTACCACCACCATTTACAGTAACTGCATTAATTGCAACTGTTCTATCTGTACTATCCTGTGTAATTTGTAGTGTAAATGTTGAAACACCATTAGCAGGAACATTTGTAAAATCTATATCTGTAATATTCTCTGTAAGAGTTATAGATCCTGTATTTCCATTGTTCATATCTATAGCTACAACTCCAGATGAACTTGTTACTGCTACATCAACTTCTGAATAATCTTGCAAAGCAACACTTGTTACAGTTGAATCAAGATTAACTGTTACTGTTCCAGAAGTACCACCTCCATTTAGGTTAGTTCCTGCAGTAACTCCCTCAATATCTCCTGCTTCTGCTCCAATCCAAGCAGATCCACTCCATGCCTTAAGCAAGTTTGCTCCTGTGTCATAAAATACAGTTCCCTCTACTTTGTTTGTAAGAGCAGAGTTTGCTGCTGCTTCACTTGCAAATATAAAGACTATTGAATCCTGAATATCTTGAAATCTAGCCTCAGTAACCAGATCTCCTGTACTCCAATCAAACCATCCACCTGCTGCCATATAAAAATCTCCTTATAATTTATCTAAGTATAACTTAAGTTTGTGTCAATTCCTAAACTATTAACTCCTAAGATCCAAGCTCCTGTTTCTGCAGGAGATAATCCTATTTGCCAATTCCATGTCTTGTTTCTAGCATTTACTTTATGCTTTATTCTTTCAATAAACAAATCATAAGTTTCTATTGTGCTAGATGGTGTAGTAACTTTTGCCTCAACAAAGCTACCTATATCTAATCCTAATGCCTTAGCCCATAAATTTACATCTTGTTGTGGAGCAAAAGATAAACTTTCTACTGTAGTTTGTGGTATTGCATTAGCTACAACCTTTTGATCTGCAATAGATAAAGCATCACTATCTTGTATGTTTAATGTACCTGATTCTGTTAAAACATGTGTTCCAAATCTCTCTACTGAATCAGAATCTATAGCAATTTGTGTAGATCCACCTGTCCTAGTTCTCTGTACTGTATTAACAATTTTATTATCATCATAAGATGAAACTATATCTACATAAGGCAATTCTGATCCTCCCTGCCCAAAAGTAGCTGCAGGTGTAGTTGTATTAGTTAATCTAAAGTTTCTATCTCTAAATGTAGCATCCCCATTAGCTGCTATAAAAAATGTACCATTTTCAGCAGTTTCTACTTTTCTAAGTGCAGTTAATAAATCATCTGTTGTAGGTTGTGTAGTTACATCTAATTGTCCTGTAGATATTGCCTGATTAGTATATCCAAAGCTATCAAGTATGTTTTTTACCCTTACAGAACTTTTTTCTTGTGCTTGTGTAAGTGTTAATCTAGTTGTAGATCCAAGTTTAGATATACCTAACTGCCACCCAATACCATCTAAAGTAGCATTAAAAAATAATTTAAAAGCATCTACTACTCTTATTTTTGTTACAGAATCAGCACCCTGCCCTGCATATTGCACAGGAAAGCTCTCAACAAAACCATGAAAAATATCATAAGTTGTAGAGCTATGAGTAGCCCTAATTCTCAATCTTTTTAATGGTTGTATCTTTGTTATACCTGTTGATGAATCAAAGTAATGTGTAGATTGATTAGGGGAAAATCTGTTATCTCTATTATCTAGCTCAACAACAGCTGTACCTGTTTGAAATTCTGCTAATTCACTAATTCTACCTCTTGTTGTTTCAAATCCTCTTAGATAAGCTGATACATCTGTAAATGTTTGAGAACTATCTAATGGATTAGAATCAAAAGCTATTTCTACTGTTATAGATACATTTGAATCAAAATTAACAGGCATTATCTAATACTAAAAGTCTTTCCCTGTTGTTGTAATTTAGTATTAACTTTTTGTATAGTTGTAGCAATAGTTTCATCATCAATCACAACATTAGTAGTTAAATTAAGATCTGCTCCTCCTGATGAAGCTGCAGGAGCTACTGTAGTTTGTGGAGCAACTACAGGAGCAGGTGTAGGATCTGGAGATGGGCTAAAGTTACTTAATGGAGCAGTTTCAATAGCTCTAAATTGAGCTAATAATGCTCCCTGATCTATAATTTTTTGGTTTGCATTAGCCTGTTGATTAGTTAAATCTATAGACTTTATCAACAAATCATTTCTATCTTGTATTGCTTTTTGTTGATTTTCTACAGCTCTTTGAACATTTTGTTCAGCAATATCTAATCTCTCTCTAGCAAGTCTTAATCTATCTGAATCATTAGCTAATTCAAATTCAGCTTCTGCAAGTTGTGCTTCAGCTAAAGCAAGATCTAATGTTACATCTTTACCCTGAGCTAAGGCATTGTTTAAAAATCCTATTTTAGTTTGTAATTCAACTTTTCTAATAGCTGCTTCTGCATCTGCTATGTTTTCCTGTATTTGTAATTCATTAAGTTCCCTAGCAGCTTGATTTCTTTGTAGTGTGGCTTGTGCAACATTAGCATTTGCATTACTTATTAAATCTAATAACTTTTGTCTATCTGTTTCTAATTGTATGTTGGTAAGTAGTAAAGCATTTTGCTCTCCAAATATAGGATTAAATTTTTTATCTATCTCCTCTCCATATTTTTGTGTAGCAACTCTGGTTATTGCTATGCCCTGTCTATAACTAACAAAAGATTGTATTATTTTTTCTTGTGCAGCATTATAATTTTCAAATCTTTCTACTAATTTTTGTGTTTGTATTTCTTGAGCTTTTTCAACTCCTATTTCAGTTTTTCTAATTATTCCTAATGCTTTCAATGCAGCACCTATTCTTGTGATTGCATTTGTGGAGGCTAATTGAGTTCTTAAATTTTCCTCAGAGGCTTTATCACTTAGAGATAAAACATCTCTTAATGATTCAAAAACAGATACAACTCCAAGTACTTGTAGATTAAGATCAGAAAATCTATCTATTAATGCAGGAGTAGATTCCTCTCTTATTTCATTAAATACTCTAAGTACTTCTCCTGCTGCAGGTAGTAACTCCTCTCCAAGTTCCTCTCTTAGTTCTTGTGTTGCACTTCTAGCTATTAATGTTTGTGCAGCAAATCCAGAAGCTTCTCTTGCAGCATTACCCTGCTGTACAGTAGCTCTTTCAAATATAAGTGCTGATGTTGCTAATGCTTTCTCTTGTCTAGTTAAAGCATCTGCAGAGTTCTTTCCTGTTTGTTCAAAAGCTTTTGTTTGTACTTCTGCTTCTGTTATAGCAATACCATAAGTTTTTAGAGCTTCTCTTTCTCCTACTAATGCTGATCTAAATGCTTGTAATACAGGAGCTGCACCTGCAGTTATGTTATTAAATGATGCAATATCTCCTGCTAAGTTAAAAAGTTCTGATGATAGATTTGCTGATTCTTGTTGAGTAAAACCAATACCCTGTGCAACAGATCCAAATACTGAGATAAGTTGTTGTGCTTCAGCAGTTGTTAATCCAAATAAGTTTGCATTCTCTGCTAATTGGTTATTAAGTTTTTCTGCAGCTCCACCAAAAGTTGTTCCAAAAGCTCCTGCTGCTTCTTGAGCTGAACTAGCTGCTTGTATTGCTGATAAAGAGAAATCTAAAAGAGATTTAGCTGCTAAACCTGCTGCTCCAACAATAGCTGTTGCACCAAGTCCAGACATACCTGCTGCAAATTGTTCATTTTGTTTTGCAGAGTTCTTAACATCTTTATCAAGTTCTTTAGTTGATTTAGATACTTTATCTAATCCCTGAGATGTTTTATTTGCTCCTGTTAGCTTTAGGAACATCTCTAAAGTTGCTCTTGCCATTATCTCCTCAGTTTTGCTCTAGCATTAGCCTCTGTGATAGCTTTCTGCTCTTTTTTATTTCTATCTATGTAGTATAACTTCCAAGACTCAAATTCTTGCATACTCATAGACTTTCTTAGAGCATCTACTGTCATGCCTAAATCTAAAGCTAGTCTAAATTCAAAAGCCAACTCTGTATTATTCTGGAAACTCAGAGGCTATTGAAGCCTGATCCTCCTTAGTCCAAGCCATACACCTATATATACCTATCAATATTTTATCTATAATTGCAGGTGTAGCTTTACTATAAAAATCCTCAACTTGATTTAAATCATCTAGCTGTGGCTCTTTTAAGCCTTTGAGCAAAAGGTGTTTTTCAAATAAGACTTCATCTCTATTACCCTCTACCTCTGAAAGTTCATTGATTTCAACAGCATCAGCTTTAGTCAATCCTGTAACTAATACTGTTGCATCCCATTCAGAGATCTCAACTTCTTTTTCAGGTAAAGATGGTGCATTAGATATATCATCTAAAGTAAGTCTTTTCATGATTACCTCTTTCTGTTGTGAATTACTTAAGTATTATTCTAAGCAGTTCCCTCAGTTACATCTCCACTAACTTGAAAACTTGCAGTAAATGTTACAGCTCCTCCAACATCTGGTGTTCTATCATAACTTGTGCAGATAGCCTCTCCTGATGCTTTTGGATTGCCTCCTGTAGTTCCTATTGGATAGAACTCAAAAGATCCTGCAGCTCCAACTATAGCTTTGAGATAACCATCAACAGTTGCATCAAAAGATCCAGAAATTGTTATTGTTGCATCTTTTAGTCCTGCTACATAAGCTTTAGAACTATTAGAAAATGCTGAAACTTCTGCTACATCTGCAGTTTTAGATACAGATACATCTGTTAAAACATTAGAAATATCTCTTAATGTTCCTCCAGAATCATCTATTTTAAAAGCTGCACTCTTTCCATGTGTAAATGTTGGCATTTATCCTCTCCTATTTCTCTAATTTATCCCTGTGCAAATCCTACTGCTGCTGTTATGCTACCAGATCCACCAAAAGTAAGAACTGCTCTTGCATATCTTGCAGGATTACTTGCACTTGTTTTAAGTTCTGATGTTGTTCCTGTTGCCTGAGTAAAAGTTATATAATCAGAAAAAGAAGCATTATCAGAGCTTGTTTGTATTTTAACATCTAAAGTTGGGCTACCACTACTTACTGTACAATGCAGAACTCCTGCACCACCATTTGTACCTGCAGCTCCAAAATCTACTGATGTTTCATTACTTGTACTTGTTACAGCAGTTGGAGTAAGTAAAGACTTACCATCATGTGCATCTCCACTAAATTGAAATGCTACTGCTACTGCAACAACTGATCCTACATCTGCTGATCTATCATAAGATGTTTCTATTGTAGTGCCAAAAGATACAGCATTCCCTCTGGTATAACCTATTGGGGCAATAGAGAATGCTGCCCCTGATCCTCCTAACTGAGCTAAAAACTCAGCATCTGCATCAGGGCTAGAACTTTCAAAATAACCTGAAAGAGTAGCTGTGCCATCTTTCAATCCTGCTACATAAGTTTTACTAGAGTTAGAAAATGTTGATGTTTCAGCAACATCTGCTGTAAGTGATAAGGAGGCATCTGTTAATGTTGTTGAAAGATTAGTATTATCTAATAATATTACTGCATCTTTACCATGTGAAAATGTAGGCATCTACTATTCCTCCTCCTCTTTCATCATTTTACTATCAAACTTTACTGCTGCATTATTCTTAATTAATGCTTTAGCCACTTTATCAGGCAATTCTAAAACTTCTCCTGCTTCAGCTCTTACTTCTTTTTTGTTTATTGGAAAGTTACTTCCAATTAATATTTTTACTTTCATGCTATTACCTCTACATTGAATGTTACACCAAGATAGCTTGTACCCTGTGTTACTTCATATTCTCCATAATCAGTTGCACTTATAACTCTAACAGACATAGCTGCACCTCCCAAAGTTGGATCTCCCTCAATAGCAGCTTTTATTGATGTAGCTCCTGATGAAGCTAAAAAAGCATCTACCTCATCTTGTGAAGTTTGAGCATCTATTCTTGATATATATACCACTATTGGTATTTCATAAGTATCTGCTCCTCTGCCCATTGTTGAATCATAATTAAGTGTATTCAAAGGAGCTACAAGTGCTATTGGAGGTACTATATAATCTGGCACAAACTCACTTGCAGTAAGTCCAGATATTGTTTCTAATCTTGTTTTTAAGCCATCTCTAATGCTTGTCAATAAAGCCATTATCTAACACTCCTAGCTATATCTTTTGCTATTAATCTTAACATATCCTCTGCACCCTCTTTAATCTCTTTCTGCTTTTCAAATACAACACCACCAATAAATGGTTTCATCTTTAAACCTCTCTTAGATATTGCTCTAGCAACAAGAAAAGGATTCATCTTAGGTTGTCCTCTTTTAGCCCACTTAGCTAGGCTAGATCCCTCATGATATGGAGGAAAGAATGGTCTTGTTCTCTTAATTGGGCTAAATCCTCTATATATTGGCTTACCATGAATAAAAGGAGCATAATTAAGATCTGTAGCTAATTTAAAGCCCTCTGACATTCTTAGCCTATTTGTATTGCCTAACTTAGCTGTAAATACAGATCTCCTAGTCTTACCTGTGTTTTTGTTGCCTCTACCTGCTTGTGATCTAGGAGATGGCTTGTTTTCTAGTGCATTTAAAGAATCATCCTTAAGTTCTCTAGCTAAGTTGTTAAAGAAGTCATTACTTCTTTTATTCCATATAGTTTGTGAATTTATAGATCTACTTAAATCTAATGCCCCATTTAGTGTAAGTTTCATCTGTCATACTGTCTATTAGTATTGATAGCAGTAAGCCCAACATATGGTCTGCCTGATGCAAGAGTTATTGTTGTTTTCTTAAATGGTTTTATTAGATTCTTTACATCTGGATCTAGTTCTGATAAAAATACCACAGCAGGCTGTCCTGTTTCTGGATTACCAGAAAAACCCATTGGGCTATTTTTCCTCTGAAAATATCTTGATGCTTGTATTAGTGTTGCTTGTGCAACTGCAGCAGGAACAGCATTTGCTCCCTCTTGTATTGGGCTACCAAACTTAGCTGTAATTGATAAACCCTGCCTATGTTCTGTAGGTAATACTTTACCTGATTTCTCTATAGCCATAATTATTTTTGTAAATGGCAATATAGGATCTAATTTATCTGCATTATAAGGAGCTAAATAATAATCTGTATTAAGAGTTAATGTTTCTGCTACAGATCCATCAGCATTAAGTGTTTTAACTATAAGTCCTGTTGTTGTAGCAATATCATCAATATCTGCATAATCCATAAATTCACAATCATATAATCTAGTTTCTACTGCAGCAGATATAGTAAATTGCCTACCACAGTAAGCATCAATAGCAGCAGAAGCTGCATCTAGTGCATAATCTAAATTATCATCTTGTGTTGATCCAGATAAGCCCATCCAAGTCTTTAATGTTGCTTTATCTACATATTGATGGCTCAATATCTAACTCCTTTTATTACTTATTTTCTGATGGCTTAACAGCTTTATTTTCTACTTTTTTAACTGCTTTTTTTTCAAGTTTAACATCTGGAATGGGATCTCCCATACCTGCTACAAGAACACTACTTACAAAAGGAGATTTTGCTCCCTGTGCAAATTTTTTAGTTCTATTGCATTTCCAGATCATTTCACTTTCTTTTTTTACTACTTTCATATTTTCTCCTGTATGAAAAGCAGAGCCTATAACATTAGTAGTCATTACTAATCTTTGGCTCTGCTCATTCATAATTTAATTTATTCTATACCCTCAACTTTTGAGAATGCTTGTGGTTTATAAATAGCACTAGCATATCTTAATGAAGCTTTAACAGTAAGGATGTCCTTACCAAAGTCTCCATCAGCAGCAGAATCAGAAATTTGTAATTCCATTCCTCTCCTAAAGACATGGTTAGCAGCTAATCCACCACCAAATTTACCAATGAGAACATCAGCATTTTGGCTAACAGCAGTTCCAATTTGTGATGATTTCACAACAGGAACACCCCAGATAGTTGGGCTACCAGCTTGTGCAGCAGCACCTAGCATGAAGTTGTTGTTTCCATCAACTTGTCCTGCTAATGCTTCATATGCACCCGGAGACATAACCATAGCATCAGGGAAAAGTTTTCCATTTTCCTCAATGTCTTTGATTCCCTCTAGGATTGCTCTTAATTTACCACCTACATTTGCAGGGAAAGCTGTTGATGTATATTGAACTTGATTTACACCTGTAGTTCCTAATACACCCTGTATGTTAGGAGCTGTACCATTTCCTCCAATGAACTGTTTTTCAAGTCTTTGAAGTACATGATTAGCTAATCTACCATCAAAGTATGCTCTAGCACCTGCTTGATCCTCAAGCAACTCTGCTGTAATAGGCAAAGTTGTGATGAATTTTGCAACAGGAGCAGTTATAGCTGAATAGCTAAATGCATCCTCTGGAGCAGCTGTTCCCTCAGCTTTTTCAGCAGCATTATTTGTTGCTGTTTCTCTAAGGTAATAGTAAGTTGTTTGGTCTGTATTAATACTATCTACTAGATCTAATACAGGATTTGGATCTGGCTCTATTGCAGGAATAACCTGTTGATAGATGGTATCTCTTGTCCATACAGAAGTTGTAACTGTTGTTTTAGTTTCCATAGGGATATTTTTAATACCATGATCCACAAAGGAACTATAAGCCTTTGATTCTAAGAATTGTTGTCCAAGTGATTTTGGCTCATCTACTTCTGGCTCTCCATATACAGGCATTCCAGAAACTTTTTTAGATGCTTCCATATCATCATTGTTAGCATTCTTAACAGATTCAAGATCCTGTAATTCAGTAATCTTTTCTCCTAAAGAAGCTAATTCATCATTTCTTTTTTTGATTTCCTCTTTTTGATCTGATGAAAGTTCAGACATATCCTTAACAGAATCAAAAATTCTAGCAAGTTCCTCAGATTTAAGAGCTTTTTCAGCTCTCATTTCTTTTAATGTTGCCATTATTTTCTCCTATTAATTATTTTTCATAATGTTCTTTTGAACATCAATAAATAGCTCATTATCTTTAACAGGATCATATCCATACTCAGCTAAGACATCATCCAACTTAATATAAATTGCATTTAGTCCAGATAAGTATTTAGATACCATCTCTGTAGATTTTTGGCTAAGTGTCTTTTTTTCAGAGTTTTTTAAGGAAGCAAGATCCTCAATCCTCTCTGTAAATGCCTTAAGCTCCTCAAGAGAAGCTACAGCTTGTTCTCCAAGCCTCATACCCTGTTGGGATGATTTACTGATACCTGTATCAGTATCACTTGAAACTTTCATATCTTTCATGCACTTGCCATCTTTATCATAAGTGCATTTTTTCTTATATTGTTTTTCTGCATTTACATATTCATTATGTGTTGCACATGGCATATAAATCATAGTGCCATCATCTTTCTCATGTGTATGAGTTCCCTCACAACCAATCTCTTTTGCTCTTTCAGAAGCTTCCTGTTGTGTTGTATATTCATCTGTGCCTACTTGTTCTTTAACTTCCTCAAACTCTGTATCCCAATCATCATAAGGCTCTAGCCCAGATTTAAGAGCTTGAACAAAGCTATTCTGTTGAGCTCCCACTAATACAGGAGATACCTCCCAAACTTTTACATCTTGTAACACTCTTACAGGAACTTCCTCTCCTTTTGAATCAATGTGCTTACCTTTTTCTGATTTTATTACTTGAAACCCATAAGAAAACTGTTGCATATCTTGCATAGCTTTTACAGTTTCATAAGCTTCTTTTCCTGCTTGTGTTGGTAAGAAATAACCCTTAAATACAGCTTTTTGATTATCTGTTTCTATAACTCCTCTGCCAATAACTTTGCTCCAATCATGGTTCCAAACTAAAGGCACTTTATTGCCTGTATATCCTGATCTAAGAGCATTAGCTTTTGTAACATCATTATCTGAATCAATAGTGTCAAATAATGAAAAAACTGCCTCTATGTATCTATTATCTCCATCCTCTTTAAGCTCAATAGGAGCATTCTTAAAGGATAGATTTTCTGGTCTTTTTATTTCACTCATCTATTACCTCAATATAAGCTTCTGTGCATCTACAATTGGCTATCAAACCAATTGGAGCATTTGGATCTCTAGGAGCATCCAACTTTATCCCATTATACAGGTAAAAGCTATTCAGAGGAACTCTTT